ACACAAAGTTTGGTGCGCTGGACGACGCACAGGCAAGTCTGAGTTTGGCGGGCATGTGTTGCTCCCGCCCGCGCTCTCATCGATGAACCTTGCAGATGAATGGAAGCGGAAAGGTAAGCGGCGTGAGTATTGGATCGTTGGCGACGAGTACGTCACCGCTGACAAAGAGTTTCGTGTCATCTGGAATCTCATTAAGTATCTTGGGATTCCGATGGACAAAGGCAGTCACCATTCCATTGACGGTAAAGACCAGTCGGTCATATCGCTTTGGGGTGGCCAGTTTCTGATCATCACGCAGTCTGCCAAGTACCCTGACAACCTCGTTGGTGAGGCTTTGTTCGGCGTCATCATGGTTGAGGCCGCGAAGACAAAGCCGAGCATCTGGATGAAGCATGTACGTCCAATGCTTAACGACAACGAGGGCTGGAGCATTCACACATCCACGCCTGAAGGCAAGAACCACTTCTATGACAAGTTTGAGATGGGCCAGAGTCCTGACCATCCTGACTGGGAGTCGTGGCGGATGCCCGCGTGGCGTAATCCCTACGTGTACACCGCAACCGGACGGTACAACGCTAAGAACGGGACCAACCATCCTATCCCGTTGGAAGAGATCACCGTTGACGATCACGTCAAGTTCTTGCTCCAGGAGATGGAGGCAATGCCTCAAGCATCGCCGTATCGTATTGCAGAGACACATGATCTGGTGATTGACTCTGAAATCCTTGCGGACGCAAGCGAATTGACCATTGAGCTATTTAAGCAAGAGGTAGCGGCCGACTTCACTGAGTTCGTAGGTCAGGTGTTCAAGGACTACGATGAGGAGTATCATGTTGGAACGCTCGAATTCAATCCAGATTGGGAAACTTATGCTGGAGTTGACTATGGCTTCACCAATCCTAATGTTTGGCTTCTCATCCAAGTTGGTCCGTGGGGTGAGATCAATGTTCTCGCAGAGGTCTACCAACCCAACCTCACAGCTGAGCAATTCGCCGACGAGATCATCCGCAGACGCACAAGGGAGGGTGTGCCTTTCAACCCGCCCCAACTCAGGAGCTTCTATCCTGATCCTGCAGACCCGATGTCCAGTAAGACACTCTCTGACCGTCTTAAGGTCACAGCAAGAGGTGGAACCGGGGGAGAGCTAAACATCCGCATCAATCTCATCAGACAGGCGTTGCGCAAAGGCCGATTGGATTATGCAGCAACAGGTTTGAATGAGGCCAACGCGGATAAGTGGCGACCGCAACTCATGATCGACAGGAGTTGCACCAACCTCCGAAGTGACATGCTGGCGTACCGTTACCCTGAGCGTAAAGAGGACGCAGAGACATCTAGGGACCGCTTTGAACTGCCGCTTAAGCGCGATGACCATGGGCCTGAGGCATTGGGCCGGTTCATGGTTGGTCGCTTTGGGCCAGGCATGCTTACCCCGAGTGGGGGCACCCGTATTCGTAGAGCAAACGTGGGACGACACGCAAGCACCAGTCGGAGAAACCGAGCAGCAGTGGCTCAGAAACCGTTGAGCGCCATGAGGCCTACCAAGAATGGTTATCCTGAGTGGAAGGATGAGGAGTTCAGGAGGGATTACCGATGAGCAATCTGATTGTAGGTTGGGTCAAGGATGCACTTGTTGAGGTCATCCAAGATGAGCGTGTCACATCGTGGGTTGATGCTCGCGTGAAAGTTGCTGTAGACCAAGCGATGTCGGACGGCGAGAACGCGCTCAACCAGAAGGCCGATGAGCTCAAGGCCGCGTTGCTTCAGAAGGTTGACGACTTTGAGGGCAAGGCCATCGGCGAGATAGAAGCACTGCCGGGCAAGATAATCGGCGAGGGCTTCGACAGCGTGTTCCATGTCGTATCTGAGGTGACTGGTACCGGCGAGGAGATTGCTGGCAAGGTCAAGGACCAAGTACAGCCGCTATTCGGTACGCTCACTGGTGCGCTGGGCAAGCTTCCAATCCCTGGCATTGGCGGGATACTGGGCGATTTGTTTGGGGGACAACAGTAAATGCCCATCGATCCCAGGCAGTATGACTCTGCGCTATCCCAAATCAAGGATGGCGACATCACCTTCAGCCGACTGGTCGGCAACCTCACCAACAACGATGATCGCGTGCGCGTCAAGGCGTATGAGTTGTGGGAGGACTTCTATGCCAACCGGCCCGAGCACATCAAGGTCGTGCTGCGTGGCGAGGATGACGACAGCATAGAGATTTACATCCCCAGTGCCAAGAAGTGCATTGAGGCTGTAAACCGTTTCCTCGCAATTGATTTCGACTACCAGATTGACCCTGAGGCGAATGAGACTGACGCCCAGGCAGTTGACGACATGCTCCAGCTGTACTTCAAGAAGCAGGACGTTGTCAAGAAGTTCAACCAGATGAAGCGGTTCATGCTCATCAAAGGTGATGCGCTGCTTCACATTCGGGCGCTTCCCTGGGAGCGACCAGGCTACAAGGTCTGCATCGATGAGCTCAAACCTGAGCACTACTTCCCCATTGAGGACTTCGTAAGCGGCGCCACAGTCGGCTGCCACATCGTGGATGTAATTCGCAACCCCAAGAACAGCGTTCCCACTCGCCAGATCAGCGACGAGTACATTGTGCGGCGCCAGACGTACCGGCGCGTGATGCAAGAAGACAAGGACGGCAACACAACTCCCACAGGGCGCATCTCGTCGGAGCTTTCGCTGTGGCGGGTAGGCAAGTGGGATGACCGCAACGCGATCAATGTGCTGGAGAAGATTGAGCAGATTCAAGAGCCGTTTGAGCTTGACGCACGAATCACGAATCTGCCTGTCTACCATTGGGCTAACAATGCCCCGCCCGGTAGCACCTTCGGCATGTCGGAGATGGCTGGCGTTGAATCGCTGCTGAACGCCATCAATCAGTCTGCTACAGATGAGGATTTGACACTCATTACGCAGGGTCTAGGCGTGTATTGGACCGACGCCTCACCGCCTGTTGACGAAAATGGTAACGAGGTTGAGTGGGAGATTGGTCCTGGCGCTGTAGTCCAGGTGGGTACCGGCGCGAACTTTGGTCGCGTGTCTGGTGTTTCGTCTGTAGCACCCTTCCACGATCACATTAAACTGTTGGACGAGAACGTCCAGCAGGCTATGGGCGTGCCGGATGTTGCTATCGGCATGGTTGACGTCCAAACGGTTGAGTCCGGCATCGCTCTCCAGCTGAAATTCGGCCCGCTACTGGCGCATACGGGTGAGATGCAGCCGACCATCCAGAAGATCATGGATGAATTGTTGGAGGACTTGCTGGTTTGGCTTGACATTTACGAGTCCTTGGGGTCAAACGGTGTGACCGTCACCAGTGTGTTTGGTGATCCCATGCCTCGCAACAAGTCTCAGGACGTCACCGACATCATGACTATCTGGACGCAGGCTAACGCAGCCGGACAAGTGCTTCCGGTGGTGGACTTCCTGTATGCGCAACTCAACGAGATCATGGGTTGGGACCTTTCGCAGACCGACTTTGATCAGGCTCTCGATGACGCCAAGAAGATCACTGAAGCAGCCACTCCCCCAGACCTTCTCAACCAACAGTTCGACGCACAAGGCAATCCGCTACCTCCAGACCAGCAGGGGCAGCAAAACGGAAACCAGTTCGACTTCAGCACAATCGGAGGATAAATGAGCACCACCCTGACCATCGTCAAGTTTGAGCCGACTGACCGGCGACTAGGCCGGCACGTCGAACACGATTCGCGCTCAAGGGACTTCGCTGTACGTGAAGCCAAGAAGCCGCCCACAGCGACCATCTTCTGGGAGGATGACGCGCCCATCCTGGACCAAGGCAACTTGGGCGGTTGTGTCGGGTGGACTGGCGCCGACATTCTCAACATGGCGATGTATAAGCCGGTGCGAGACAAGGTCAACGGCAGCAAGTTCTTTGACAACACGGACGGCAAGAACTTCTACCACCTAGCGACGGTGGCGGACAACATCTCCGGCACGTACCCGCCCGACGACACCGGCAGCTCTGGTCTGGGTCTGGCAAAAGCCCTTATGCGCCTAGGCTACATCGACCGTTACACACACGCGTTTACATGGAACGCCTACCTCACGGCAATCGCGGCTGGTCCAGTTGCAGCAGGCACGTTGTGGACGAACAAGATGTTCAATCCCGACAAGAACGGTGTCGTGCACGTTGGTTCGCTCAGCCAGTCGAATATCGCTGGCGGACATGAGTTCTCAATCCGCGGTCGCAACGACACGACCAAGCTCAATCTCTGCCGGAACCACTGGACGAACACTTGGGACACGGAGGCCGATGGCCCGAAGGTGCCTGGTGAGTTTTGGTTGACGGACGCAGACCTTCAGCTGCTGCTGAAGAACCAGGGAGACATCACCGTACTGCACGGTGTCGGAATGCCGTAGGAGGCAACATGATAGTGCTCGGAATCATTCTGTTGATTGTTGGCTACTTGCTGCCGCTACCGTTGCTGTACACCATCGGCGGCATCCTGATCGTGGTCGGCGTCATTCTGTGGGTACTCGGCGCGAGCGGTCGTGCCGTTGGTGGACGGAGGTACTGGTTCTAATGGCACGAGGCAAGAAGGGTGCTGGGCGGCACTACCCGCCTGGCGTGATACCAGGACAACCGGCAGCCGGCCACAAGCCGTTCGCATCAAAAGCACAGCAGCGCTTGTTCTTTGCCAACCCTAAATTGCGGCGGTGGGCTGAGGGGAAGGCGCACGCGACCGGCGAACATCACGAGCTAGGCAAGATCAGCAAGGCGCGTTACGCGGCTCTGCCGGAGCGCAAGAAGGGTCCCACGACGACCACGCTCCGTGGCGGGATACCGAGACACTGACATGCTGCGGCAAGTTCCACCCATATTGTCGCCTCAACAACAGGATCACCTGAGAGTCCTTGCGCAGCAGGGCTGTCCGAATGAGGTGTGTGGTGTCGTGTACGAGCACGATATCATCGTCCAGTACACCAACGTGTCGCCTACCCCAGACAAGAACTTCGACGCGGAGATTGACCTGGAAGGCGTGAAGGCCATCTGGCACTCGCATCCCAACGGGCCTAGCCATTTTAGCGACGATGACCTCAAGTTCATTGGACACTGTGAGGCGCATGGCTTTCGGTTCCGGCACATTCTCGTGCTACTGGACGAGGTCAAAGAGTTTGAGGTGTTGAGTGACACAGCCACTCCCGCAGCCTGACGAGTCCCGCGTCAACTGGTTGCTGAGATACATTGGCGTGCAACAGTTGTACGACAAGAAGATTGTAGCCGCACTCCAACAGGCCCAGTACGATGCCGGGCAAGAGGCCGATAAGTGGCAGGGGATGAACATTGGTGATCGGGCCAAGCGATATCAATTCAAGCTGGTACAAAACGAGATTCGTAAGATCATCAAGGGAATGTACCAAGACCTTATCCCGATTATCAATGCAGGCCAACAGGACGCGGCAGAGGCAGCTGCGAAAGCTGCTCTTGCCCAGGATGCGGCGTTCTTAGCTGACCTGTTCCCAGACAAGGACACGCGTGACGCTTGGAAGTCGTCATATGTGCTCCAGGCCCGCCACGGGATTGGCGCGATGATCACGCGCATCCTGACGACGCAGCGACCACTTAGCAAGCAAGTATGGCGGACATCAGCTTTCAGCACAGGTCAGCTGGACAGGAAAATCAACAGCGCTCTTGCACGCGGCTCGAGCGCGAAAGAGCTTGCAGACCTTGTGCGTTCGGACATCAATCCGAAAGTTGTTGGCGGGACAAGCTATGCAGCAATGCGTCTAGGCCGCAGCGAGATCAACAACGCCTTCCATGCAATGTCCATTGGGAACGCACAAGATGACCCGTGGGTTGTTGAAATGGAATGGCATTTGTCCAAAGTGCACAAGGAGAATCCAGGCGACTTGTGCGAGGATTATGCTGAGACGCAGTACTTTCCGAAGGCTGAAGTACCAGGCAAGCCGCACCCTCAGTGCATGTGCTATGTGACTCGCAGAAGCATGTCTTTCGATGATTTCCGAATTCAAATGCAGGCCGGTGCCTTTGATGAACACTTCGCTGAACGCTACGCGGCCTAATTCGGACATGTTGTGTGTTTATCCGGTAGCGTTGTCGCTGATCGTCCTGTAGCCAATCAAGGAGTCGCCATGTCCCAGAGCCCAAAGAGGCCATATTCTCTCGCGGAAGCGCATGGTACGCTGCGCATTTGGGGAGGCAGCGGTGAAGGGGAAGGCTCTGGACAACCTAACGCTGGTGGCGAAGGTTCTGGCGAAGGCACCGGCGAAGGCACTGAGCTCACGGATGAGCAGAAGGCTCTCAAAGAGGCGCAGGACAAAGCGGATGCCGCCGAGAAGCGAGCCAAGGACGCAGAGAAAAAGGCCAAGGATGCCGAGAAGTCGCTCCAGGACAAAGAGCGCGAAGGCATGGAAGAGCACGACAAGCTCAAGGCTGATCACACTGACCTCCAAGCCAAGTACGACAAGCTCGTGAAACTTGTTGAGACGTCTGTGATCGACAGCCACATTCAGAATCTGTCCTCTGCCAAGGACAAGAACGGGCAGCCCAAGTACAACTGGCAGGACGTGGAAGCCGTGCGGGCTTTCATTGACCGGGAACAGATCGACATCGACTTGGACAACGGCACCGTCAACGGCATCGAAAACCAGCTCAAGGACATCGCCACCAAGCGTCCATATCTGTTGGTTACCAAGCAGGAGCAGGACGGCGGCAATCAGCCTCCACCGCCTGGCGGGCCAGCCACTGGTTCGCACCCGACTGGCGGCACGGTACGTCAGCGAGAGACAGACCGGCAGAAGCTTGGCGCCAAGTACAGGATTCCTGGATTCGTTGGCGCCGGCAACGTTCGGCCCGGTCTGTAGGAAAACCACAGGGCAAGAAAGGAATCAGCAATGGCCCGCATCGACAAGTCCAGCCCGATCACCGGGAGCTTTCGTGCCCACATCGCGGCTGACTATCCAGACGCGAACCTCCACAAGCTGTACGGCGTCGGCTTGGACTCCAGCGGCAAGGTGATCATCGGCGCGGGCGTTGATGGCATCGTCGGCGTGATGGTGCTCAACGAGAAGCCAGGCATGGTCGGCCCGCTACGGCAGGTGTCACGTATCGACGTACTCCAGCGCGGCGAGATTGTCGAATTTGGCCCGACTGCAGGCGTTCCCGGCACGGACTTCGGCACAGCCGGCCACGCCTACTACAGCACTGCTGCCGGCGTGATCTCCGACACGTGGGCCGCTGGGTCCACCTACGTTGGACACTGCGTTGAGCCGGACAGGCTCGTCGTCAACGTCAACCCTGCGGCAATTCCGGCCGCAAGCCTGTAAACCGCAGCGCTCCAACACGAAAGGACAATGATGGCAGAGAAGTTCCGCATTTGGGGCGGTGCCGGTACTGTGGGCGGTGGTTACCTCAACGCAGGTGACATCCTCACCCACACCATCGACGGCGTTGACCTCAATGAGCTCTGGGCAGAGTTCATCGATGCCAACACGATCTACAACGAGCACAAGCAGGGATTTGTTGGGCTGCTGACCTATCCGGTCATCTCCGACATCGAACTGGTGCCGCAGATCGGTGACTTCAACTTTGAAGAGGCGACGGAGTACGGCATTCCGCGCAAGGCCAACACCAACATCAGTTACTACCAGCTGGCGTACAGCTACAAGGACTGGGACTTGGGCGTTGGCTACACGTGGAAGTTCCTGCGTGATGCTCCGGCGCAGCAGGTGGAAGCCATCCACACCAAGGCAGTCCAGGCTGACCAGGCGCTGGTGTTCCGCAAGGTGATGGAAGCCTTGTTCGACAACAGGTCTCGTCAGACCATCATCAACTCGATGGTGTACAACGTGTACCCACTTGCCAACGGTGATGGCTGGGTGCCTCCAACGTACAAGGGCGTGCAGTTCGACGGCTCGCACACGCACTACCTGCCGACCAACAAGGCGGTGCTGGACCCCGGCGACTTCGAGAATGCCGTCAACCACCTCACGCAGCACGGCTACGGTTGGGACACGGGCACGCAGATTGTGTGCTTCGCCAATCGTGCAGAGGTCAGCGAGATTCGCAAGTGGCGCAACGGCGTTGCCGCGCATGGCGTTACGGCCAACTATGACTTCATCCCGGCAATCGGGCAACCGGCACTGCTGGTTCCGAACGCTGAGGGGTTGCTCGGTGGCCAAGCTCCGTCGACATGGAATGGGTTGCGCGTCACCGGTTCCTACATGGACGTCATCATCATTGAAGAGCCACTGATGCCGGTCGGGTATCCGCTGTTCCTCAGCACGGGTGGCGCCAACGCTGACGAGAACATCGTGGGTATCCGCGAGCACGCGTCGGATGAGTGGAAGGGCCTGCGGCTCTTGCCCGGTAACCAGCAGCGGTATCCGCTGGTGGACGGCTACTACATCCACGGCTTCGGCACCGGTATCCGGCGACGCACTGGCGCGGTCATCGTCCAGGTTGGTGTCGGGACCACCTACACACCGCCTGTCGGCTACACTGCAGACGCCACGCAAACCCGCTAGGAGGCAACAGGAATGAGCAGGATACTCGACCAAGACAAGCCGTTCTCCAAGGAGGACATCGAGTATTGCCACACGTGGGCTCTGGACCACCTCATCGCGGAGAACGAGCGCCGGCATGGCCAGGCCAAGGTACACGCGGCAGGTGAGCCTGTCGATGTGCAGAAGGCGTTGGACAAGGCCAAGATTGAGGTGCCTGACCAACCGCCCCAGCCGACTTATGTTGGCGCCCAGGGTGGAGTCGGCACAGGGCCGGTAGTCGTGGAGGGTGAAGAGACACCCGCCCGTAGCACGCCTGTTCGTGACCATCCGCTCACCGGCACCGTGTACGAGAATGACCCGGTGCTGACGGGCCAGGCCGATGCAGTTGACGATGATGTCGAGGAAGTGGACATCGATGAGCTGAACGTGGAAGAGTTGAAGGATGAGCTTCGCAAGCTCGGCGAATCCACCGGCGGCAACAAGGAAGAACTGCAGAAGCGACTCAAGAAGGCACTGGGGTAACAACCTGTGGGCCGTGTTGACTTCAAGCTTGATGATGTGGAACTCAAAGCGAACGTTGCTGAGTTCCCGGCAAAGGTCAACAAATACCTGACGCTAACAACTGATTTCGCCAAGGGCAAAGGCGTTGATCAGATGAAGCTGAAGGCGCCATGGACAGATCGCACCAGCGCTGCTCGTAACGGCTTGAACGGCAACACGGAACACCTTGGACAAGGCTCTGGCCCCGCTGGCGGGTTTAGCGAGCATCGCATCACGTTTGCTCACGGTGTTGATTACGGAATCTGGTTGGAGATAGCAAATTCCGGCAAGTTCCAGATCATTATGCCGACTGTAGTTGCCATCGGCAAGGCTGTGATGAAAACGATTGGTGACGCGTTCCAGGACTTGGATAGGCCGGTCCCGAATGTGCGGGCCGAAGTGCCAATGCCGTTCCACCAGGGAACCTCGCAGGGTGCCACTACACGCACAGAGCGTGAGACGCGCCGTGCGAAGCGCACAGCTAAGGGTGGCGCTACCAACACGACTCCGCGCACTCGGAGGACGTGATGAGTAGAGCAGTGGTGCTGGATGCGATTCTGACGGATGACAGGCTGATTGAGCTTGGCTTCGACAACACTAACGTCATCCCGAATTACGATGCGGACCAACGCCCTTCGGACAAGATGTTCATGGTGTTGCGTTGGGAAGAGGATAACACCGGCCTTCAAGGTGATGATGCATCTCTTCAACACGGTTGGCGGAACCTTTCGATTTGGGTTCACATGTACCGTGAGTTCTCAACAGATTTCGTGCGCATCGACAACGTCCTAAACATTCTCGATGACGTCCTGAGCGGTATAATCAACCGAGCAGGTGGAGATGGCGTAACTGTAACTTGTGTTGAGCCGCAAGGACGTTCGCGTGACCTGAAGGACGATGGTTACCAAACGTACTGCAGATCAACATCTTACAGGATAGTCAACCGGGTAACATAGGAAAGGTAATACCATGGCAGAGCCCAAGAAGGGTACCCAGTCGAGCCAGACCCCATCGGCACCTGCCGTTGCAGAGGCTCAGCGTCCTGACGAGACTGCCCACAACGTGCTGACTGAGGGCATGCCGCAGCCTCCAGGCGTCCGTGAGCGTCGGCGTCGGATTGCCCGGAAGCAGCGCAAGGGTCCATTCGTGAAATACGTTGGCGCGGCAAGCCATCGGATCATCCGGCCTTCCGACTGGGGCTCACTCGGATTCCAGCCCAAGGACAAAGAGGCAGGACACCAGACGTTCCAGTGGGGACCGCAGAACGATTACATGATCGAAACGGCCAAGTTCACCGACGAGCAGCTGGACTATCTGCTCATTGATGACGTCCAGGCCGGCAGCGGTGCCCACAGCTTCCTGGAAGTTGACTTCGACGGCGATGGCAACTTGGTCCAGGTTGAAGAAGATGAGAACGTGTTGGAGTAATGGCGCGTGCTAGTGTTACTGCGAAAGATGTTGAGCTACGCTGCGATAACGGCGCGTTGCACGGCATCTTCCGCCAGCACCACGGCCAGAACTGCATTGAGATCAAATGCTCTAATTGGTACTGCACCAAAGGCAAGACTGTGACGACGTTCCACTATTACAGTCTGGAGACCGGTGCGCTAGTGGACACCGTTCGATACAAGAATGCACCTGGAAGGAATGGTCACAAGAAATGACCGGTCTGCCTAACCCGTATCCCTACGGTCTGCGTCAGCTAATGCTCACGCCTTATGTTGACGCGCAGGGAACTATCCTTGCGTCCACCAGCTACCCGATGCCTGTCGCGATGACGATGGGCTTCTCTGAGACGGAGCAGTTTGATGAGCTCCGTGGTGACGATGTCCTCGTCGCTGTCCACGGTCGTGGCGCGCAGGTGGACTGGTCACTGGAGGCTGGCGGGTTGCCCATCAAGTGCTGGTCCATCATCTCCGGTGGCATGGTCATCGAGAGCGGC